TCCCCGTTCATCGCGCTTGAAACCAACAAGAGCGGCCCGAACGGTGACATTTCGGAGCGGACGGCCATTAACCGGATCGTCGGCTTCCAGATCTTTGCCACCAACCACATGCCTTCGGCCACTGGGGACGGCGGCATCGGTCAGTACGTTGACGACACGGACAACCAGTTCAACACCTACGCGGCGGCGGACGACGCGCTCCGCATGCTTGCTTTCCACAAGTCGGCCATCGGCTCCGTGCGCCGTCAGGGCGTCACGGTGGAGCGTGAGCGTAAGATGGAGATTCTTGGTGACGTGATCTCGACGTACTTCGTTGAGGGTCACGGCGTCCTGCGCCCCGAGTGCTCCGTCGCGATCGACTTCTGATCCTCTAGCTACGCCGAGGTGACGTGCGGCGTATACTTCGCTACGACTGTCATAGGGCCGCTTCAGCTGATCTGTGTGCTGAAGCGGCCCGTTTCTCTTAAAATCCAATGACTCACGCGCTGACCCAACTAGAAGCCATCAACGTCGTCCTAGGCGCGGCAGACATCTCACCTGTTACGACCATTGGTACGGGAACAACCCTTGAAGCCACGCTGGCGTTGAACATTCTCAACCACTGCCAACGCGAGGTGTTGAACATTGGGTGGCATTGGAACACAGACTTCGAGTATTCAGTGCCTCTGCACGGGGCGACTCAACAGGTTCACGTCCCAGACGACACGCTGCGCTTTGATCCTATCGAGAATCAGTCGCTAGTTGTTCGGGGCGACAAAGTGTGGGACCGGGTTAACCACACTTATGACATCGGGTCGGCGGTTAAGGGCACGATGATTTGGTATCTAGACTGGGACGAACTCATCGAGGAAGCCAAGTTCTACATCACCCGTAAGACTGCACGCAGGTTTCACGAACAGCATGTCGGCAGCGGTGATGCACTTAACTCGCTTATGCAGGACGAGCGAGAGGCGCTGCGCCTGATGGTTGACGGTGACCTCGACGCTGGCTCGTACTCGCTCTTTGATGCACCCGACATGCACGCTGGCCTGAGCTACGGTAACCCGTATGTTGGCCGCGCAGCCTTCAACTCTTCTGACCCCTTCCGCTCGAATCTAAATGGCTGACTCCTTCATCAGCAGAAACATTCTTGGCGGTGTCAACCAGCAGCCTGACACTCAGAAGACGTATTCTCAGTGCCGCGACGCCAAGAACATGTACTTCAGCGCGGTTGACGGTGCAGGTAAGCGACCGCCGACAGAGCACGTTGCACAGATTTCTGCTAGTAGCACCTCTGATCGCTACATCTTCACGATGGACAGGTCGGACGAGCAGTACATCATTGTCGTCGGTGACGGGCAGATCAACGTCTACGATAAGAACGGCACTTCTATTCCTACGCTTGACTCCACCAACAGCACGGGAGTCTACGCTATTCAGGATCCGTTCAGCACATACGTCGGAGACTCAGTAGCCACCGGGTCAGGGCGGGGCGACTTCTCACACCAGATTCTTGCGGACACGGCTTTCCTGGCTAACAAGAACGTCGTGGTGCAGGAAACTCAAGGCTGGACGCGACCTAGCTGGGACGTAGAGCGTCAAATCGGTGGAGTGTTTGTCCGCCAGTATGGATGGGGCGTTGACGCCAACATTGAGTACAAGACTAAAGGCGGCGCCGCCGTTGAAGTTAACTACAGCGTAGGGGATAACGCGCTACTTAGCGTGTTTCCTTACTCCGGTGCTGGTTCTGCAAAAACGCACGCCTACCTGCGGTGCGTATTTGACACTAGGGTATACGGTGCAAAAGGTGTCATTGAATACTACGACTCCGCAAAAACAACGTGGTACGATTACTTAGAGTATTTCGGTGTACCGTTCTGTGACACAGGTATGCAAGTGTTTGCCGACGCTGCCTCCGGTCGTCCTGTTTCTGGTGGCACCCCGAACGCGCAATTTAGATGTTACGGGGGACTTATATCAGGAGGTTCTACGTCAAGCACTACACACGATCCAGACTCCGGCGATCCTTTTGAGTACGACCCGATCACAAACGTACTGACGTTTATCCATCACCAGTATAAACCATCGCCGGGCGCAGGTAAACAAATGCCCGCGTCGGCCATAGCTACAGGGGTGGGGTTGTTCTTGGGCCGCGCCCCTGTTGCCAATGCTAACGTAGACGCAGCGTCAAATGTCTACGACCAACCCTCTGCTTCATTTTCCAGTTTGATCAACACGCACTACGTTGCGGATCGGATGAAGCGCGAGTTAAACAGCAGTGGGTTCGTTGCGTCAGTTGAGCCTCCGATCAAAACAGCGGTTAGCTCGTTTCTTGTACGCGCCAACAGCGTCGATATTGAGAAGTTTACTGCGTCTGACAGCGCAAGCAATACTTATGTCACGGCTTGGTCTGACAGCGTTGAAGAGGTAACAGACCTTCCCCTAATCTTCAAGCATGGGGCGTTCTGCCGCATCAACGGCGCTAGCGGACTAGAGGCAGATGCATACTACGTTCGTTTTGCTTGCGAGAGTTGGGGTCGAATAACTGACCGAGACTTCGACACCTTCTACGATGAGGTGGAGCGTGAAGAGTTTGTCCTTGAAGCGCCGACTGCAACGGGAAAGCAAGTCACCCTGGAAATGGATTACTACGGGGACCCTGCCTACCTAAAAGTGTATCGAAGCACGGACGGAGGGCTTAACTTCACACAGTTGAACTACGGACCTGAATGGTCCCTCCCCGGAGCTTCTCCCGGCCAGACAGTTCAGATCAACATCTCAGCCTCGTCAGGTCACATTATCCGCGTGGACCGTGAGACAGATTTTGCTGACAAGTTTGAAACAGGTCAGTGGATTGAGGCCACTAAACGCGAGGAAGGTAAGGGGCAGCTAGTCGCTTCGACGATGCCTGTCATCATCAAGCGATCCTTGAAAACGGCGGACATTGCAGCTAAGACCGGCGGCAGTGTCGGTGATGTGTATTTCGACTGCCGCATTTGGACGGACAACGGCCTTGACACAGGTGTTAACCAGTGGTCGCGTCGGACTGTAGGAGACTCCAACACCAACGCATCGCCAACTTTTGTCGGCAGCACGATTAACGACATCTTCTTCTGGCAAGGGCGGTTGGGCTTCCTGAGTGAAGCCGCGATTATCCTTTCGGAAGTGGGTCAGCCGCAAAACTTTTGGAGGACTACGCAACTTAGCGCCCCGAGCGGAGATCGAATTGACATCTCAGCGACTGAGGACCAGGGAAGGACCCTACGGTACGCCGTACCTTTGGACGAGCGCCTCCTTCTGTTCTCACCGGACTCCCAGGTTTTGGTCTCCAACACTGGGACTACTTTGTCAGTTGAGTCTATTGTCGCCCCGGTTGTCTCTAAGTTTGAAGGTCTAGAGAAGTCACCTCCGACGATCATCGGAAGGTCCGTGTATTTCCCCTATGCAAACTCGTCGTTTACTGGACTTCGAGAGCTAGTCCCGCTGCCGGACTCGGTCTCGATTGGGGACCTTAACCTGACTTCGGCTATTCCACGCTACATCCCACTGGGAAGCGACCACCGCATCGTGGGAAGTTCGACTGACGACATCATCTTTGTTTCGTCTAAAGCAGAGCCCAACGCACTTTACATCTTTAAGTTTCTAAAAGATACACGGGATCAGTACCAGTACACCGCTTGGTGCAAGTGGGAGCTACCCTCCAACGTCATTGATTTCAAACTCTTGAATAGAGACCTGTACATGGTCGTTAACTATTCAAACAGTACATGCCTGGAGCGCGTCCGACTGGGTCCTGGCATTACAGACCCTGGAGTTGATTTCAAGTTCTACCTCGACCGGAAGTTCAGGTATTTCGACGATGACACAGGGGGATGGGGTAGCGGCGTTGTGACTTCCAACTTCACTGGGGGTAACACGGTCTTTACTTTCGACTCCTCTAAGTATAAGCTGCATGCGTCTGTTGCGATGACGGCGGTGACCGGGCTTAATGGCAGTGACCAGGGAGGGGAAGAGGTCACATCTACAGTTGACTACGCCGCCAACACCATTACTTTGGTGGGGGGCGATTACAGAACCCGTCAAATCTACTTCGGTTCCAAGTACACCATGGAGTGGAAGAGTGCTGTTATCTACCCGTCGCAGGTTAGCGGATCTAGGTCAGGCGCTGTGAGCACTTTTGATAGGCGAAGCATTATTCAAAGTGTTAACCTTGATGTGCATCAGACTCAAACTGTAAACACACTTGTTCAGCACAAAGCAGGCGCACTGTACAGAAAAGCGTTTACTTCTGGACCGCTAGAAGGGGCGACTATTGGTGCGTATGACGACTTTATCACGGGCGGGCCGCTCCAATCGGGCCAACTAAAAGTACCGATCCACGCCGTCAACGGTGAGTTTCAGTTCGTCATTACTACAGACTCACCGCTGCCCAGCAACATCGCATCTCTTTCATGGCAGATCACACAGCGCCCGAAGCATCGAATTCGGGGGGTCTCGTAAGTCAATACAGCGACCGTGGGTTGCTGTTCGAGCCCGCTCACCCGGATGACGGCTTTGCCTTAGCGCCTAGCCTTAGGGAAGTGGACGAGGTCGAGTTGCGGTCTATCTGGACTGGCAGCGAAGATACGGGCCAGCTTCTGTCAAAGTGTGTCGAGGTGTCTACCGACTCTTTCACCATCTCCGACGACGCGGGTGTAATCCACGGCATGTGCGGGCACGGCGAGTGGACTGCGGGTCCTGGCCGTAACGGTATGGGCTGCATCTGGCTGCTAACCGATGACATCTTGTTCCGCCACTGGCCCCTGACGGTGACAAGGTTTTCTCGCGACATCTTCTTCCCGGCCATGGACGTGCTGTACCCACTGTACGGCAACTTCGTTGCAAGCCGCAACCTGCTCCACGCACGGTGGCTTCTCCACGCTGGCTTCCGCCGCGTAGCACCCACAGTAATCAATGAAACTCCTTTCTCCCTTTACCTACGGCGAGGATCTTAATGTGTAGCCCCACGATGATGGCCGTTGGAATGGGCGGCAGCAGCCTGCTTCAAGGCTTTGGTCAGCGATCAGCGGCCAAGCAGATGAACAAGGCTCGCAAACAAATTGCCGAGAGAGGTCAGAGAAACGCCATCCAGGCGGCGGCACAGGAGGCCATGACCATTGCCCTCAGGGAGCGGCAAGAAGATGTTGCAGCCAGTCAGAGGTCTCGACAGACGCTACGAGACTCCTACCTAGCAGAGGGCCAGTTCAGGTCCGGCGCAGGCTCTCGCGGCATCACGGGGGCATCAGTGCAGGACGTTCAAATGGACTTTGACATCCAAGAAGCCTTGTCCTTGCAGTCAATTGAAACGCAGCGCGAGTTCCAGCAGCAAAGCCTGGAAGTGGCGAAGGCTTCTCTTGAAGCTAGAACTCAGTCCCGCATTAACCAACTCGTGCCGCAGCTTGAACCAGAGCCGAGCATGATGTCTATCCTCCTTGGGGCAGGCGTGCAGGCAGCGTCCGGCTATCAGATGGGTGTTGGATATGACAGTTCGGGTGGTGCCTTCAATACCTTTACCGGAGATCCGATCGCTTAATGGTTTCCCCTATTCGACCTCAGATTGTTCAGCCCCTAGCTTCGCCGCAAGACCTGTTTGTATCCCCGGTCACGGCTCTGGATCTACGCAAGTCTAAGAGGCAGCAGGAGCTTGGGTCTGTCATCGAGAAAGCCCTGCAGGTGGGTACAGGCATTGCCAGCGAGCGCACGGACGCACGGAACAAGCGGATTACCCGCATGTACTCCGACATTGCTCGCCGTCAGGAGGCTGGGGAAAAGTACGAAGACATTGTTGCGGAGTACACCAAGACAGGTGTCGGCAAAAACAAGCTTCGCGCTTGGGAAGCCTCTAAGGTCAAGTCAGGTGAGATTGACTTTATTGACAGTAACTTCGCGCAGAGAGCGTACAGCGACACTCTGGAGACTTTGCGCCGTCCGAAGTTGATTCAGGCTGTCGAAGACGCCATGCCGGATCTAGTCGCCGGAGCCCTTGAAAGGTACGGCCAGGATATGAAGGGCCAAGACCTTAAGGACGCCATTGTGAGTGACCTTAAGAACGCTGCCCTCGGCTCGCTTCCCGACCTGATGAAGGGCCTGGACGACCACGCGATGTCCAAATTGTCTGCTTACGCTGTAGAGGTGTACGAAGGCGCTGCGGTCAAAATCAAAAACACCGTGGAAGATGAGGCCAAGAATGAGATCCTCAAAGGCTCATCACAGGCTGTGATTGACCTTGGCATGCAATGGGTCTCTGCCTACGAAGACGGCCCTCTCGATCAAGCGGATGCCCTGGAGATTGCCAACGAGAACTGGAGCGATCTAAAGGGCGAGTTTACCGCCATCTTTGCTGAGACACGTCGCCTAGGTCTCGACGACCGTTATGTCAACGAGATGATCAACCGCTCACTTAAAGGTATTATCACTGCCATCGAAAGTGTAGGCGACGATGCCATTGAAGACACGCTCAAGTCGGACCTAGCCGAGTTTCTCAAGACTGCCCGCGACCCGGCGTCAAACCGGAACATCACTTTGCTGGCAGGCACTTCGGTGACTAGCGTCATCAACAAGCTTGAAGACGACCTTGAGCCGGAAGGGGCTGCTTCTAGAGCGGCTCTACGGGACGAGAAGATGAGTTCTGTGGTTAGCGGCGCTAAGTACGAAACCTACGCGACAATGACTACAGAGCAAGTCGCAAATCTACCTAACAACGAATACAACGAATGGCTTGAGACTCTGGATCCCACAGTCAAACATACGGTAGCGTCCCAACTTTCAGCGCGTCAGCAACGAAACGACACCCTTGAGAGTAAACAGCTTCCAACGGAGATGGTCACCGATCTTCGCTCGATGCTGGGCCAAGGCATGGACCGAGGGTATCAGATGGATATCGCAGCTAGGTACGACCTACTCACCATTGATCCTGAGTTGCTGTCAAATCAACTCAGAGGTAGAGGTCTAGATCCGCAAGAATCAAGCAATATTTCCGGCCTAGTGTATGGTCTGCGTGCAGAAGCAGAGCAACTGAGCGCGCAATGGCCTCAGTATGAAAAACAAATCATTTCAGAGTTTGATTTTGAGATTAAAGAAGACGGGACTGCACTTGCACCGGGCGTAAGCGGACGAGCTTTCCAGATGGAAACGGCAACAAGAGCCCTGGAAAACGATCCCGTCTTTGAACTACCGGGGACGGGCAAGATGGGGACAGCTGAGGAATACTGGAGAGCGATGGCCCGCATCGGCAAAGAGCGCGAGGCTACGGCGGAAATCCAAGAACGCTTGCCTGAGCTTATGAACAACGCGGGAAGCGTAGGCGTCTTGAAGCGCAGTTTGGAAGACTCTGAAGCTGCTCAAATCCAAGCAGCAGAGGGCATTGTCAAGCAACGTAAAGAACTTTCAGGCCCAAGAGATATTCCGTCTCAGATCATGCCTTCGACCTTTGTGTATTTCGGTCTAACGGAAACGCGACGGGATAGAATTCAAGGTCTAGCGCGTGGCGACGCTACGGCGGAAAGCCTTGGCGTGTCTGAATCGGACTTTAAGGACGGTCAAGAGTCTATGAAGACTATTGTCTACAATTCTATCGTCAATCAGGCGCTAGGTCGGGCAATGTTTGGCGAAGAACTGACTATTGATAAGTCTGTTATTGAAGAAATTATGGATGACCTGAACGTAAAGAAAGGTCGTCCAGTGCTGTCAAGCAGTTTGAAAGGCGGGTACACATTTGATCAAATTCTTAGCGACACGGAAAATTTTCCTGGCTTAGTCAAGGACGGTGACAAATACGTTTTTAACCCTGCTGCGCTGGGGCCTGTAGGCTTGAGGTACACCGGAGGCCCGGCATCGGAGGATGTGTTTAAGAAGACGTTTGTGTCGCCTCAACTCCAGAACACCGGATTACCCCTTAGCGGAATGAAAAAGAATGTGATTTCTTCGCTTGATCGTATGCTTGACCCGGTGGGCAGCAATTTCTTGACAGCATCTGGCGATAAAACATCTAGAAAGATGAACGTCACTAAATTCCTTCTCCAGGCTGATTCACCTACGGGTAGCCCTGTAGTCAAGCACGTTCGTAAGTTGACCGATATGTATCTAGTAAGCATTACTGCTGGCGAGTTTGATTTGAGCAAGGCCGAAGGTAATGAGCGGGGTGAGCTTCTAGCCAGCCAAGCTTTTGAGATGGCAATTAGCTCGGCTAAAGACCTAGTCGGCAACGTCGCTGAGAAAACTTATCCTAGGCGTGGTGTGGGGTATTGACGATGAGCGAAAGATCTTTCTACGATGAAGTGTCGTACGGCAGTGGAAGCCTTTACGGTGAAAACTACTACAGCCAAGCGTTTGCCGGTCAAGGTGAGGGTGAAGCGACACGGCCTGTTTCCTCTGACCTGTTTATCGGCGGCCTAAACGGCGTCGAAGAGGCGGTCAAGTCTGTCTTCGGTATGCCCGCCGGACTGTTTACGGGCCGGGACTCGCTACCGTTCGACATCATTGGCGACCCTGAGACCATGCCGGGGCAGATGCTCCAGGGAGCGGTCCAAGGGCTCACGGGCTATGCCTTGATTACGGGCATGGTTGCGGGCGGTCTGGCCCTAGGCACCATGCTGACGGCGGCGCTCCCTACAGGCGCAGCCCTGTTGACGTTGGGTGGAGCGGCTGCAGGCTTTGGAAACGCTGTTCGTGCAGGTGCAGGCACCCGCGCCACAATTGGCGGGCTGACCAAGATGATGCGGACCTTCCGCAGCCAGGGCGGTACGTCGCGAAAGAACAAGTTACTGTACAACACCATGATGGGGGGCATCACGGACTTCTCGGCATTCAAGGCTGACGAGTCCCGCTTCATGGAAATTGTCCACAACAACACTTCTATGTTCGAGGGCTTCACGTCCTGGGTGGTGGGCGACGAGGACGACTCCATCTTCGAAGGCCGCCTGAAGAACATGGTCGATGGTCTCTTCATCGGTCTGCCCATCGACACGGCGCTGGTCTTCCGTAAGATGAAGCACACTGCGGACGTGATCAAGGACACACAATCCGTAGGCAGCGAAGGGGCGCAGGTCGTTGATCAAGCCGTTAAGCGGGTGCTGAGTGACGAGGAGGAATCGGCAGTAAACCAGCAACTTCGGTGGACCAACAGGACCTCTGCCGAGCAGAGCCACTTCGAGGCGTATAACAGTCTTGAGGATGCTCTAGGGCCGGAAGAGTTTGCAAAGTTCCGGGGCAGAGTTGACGAGTACATTCTGGGCTTTACCGAGGACGACCCCTTTCAGTCTGTCCGCCTGCAGGGTAACGAGGCAGCCCGAGAAGAACTTCGCCAGATGGGGAAGTACACCTCGGCTGAGATCAAGCAAGACGCCGATTACCTCCGGGCTGACCAGAAGCGCAAGTTTGAGCCAGAGGAAGAGCTTTTCACAGGTGGTCTGAGACTAGACCAAGTGGGTGCTGTCAACTGGACGGGAAAGAGCGGCAAGCGCCAGACGTTTGCCCCAGACAGCGCAGCGCCGATCCTGCTCTATAACTTCCAAGAATCCCTGTACCCCGACCTTGCCAACATGCGGGCCGTGGATGCTGGTAAAAAAGGCTTTCAAGGCTCTCCCGGTCTGTCACAGACTTTCGACGAAAAGCTAGCCGCAGAGCGGGCGGCGCGTGTCGGGAAGATGACCGAGAGGCAGAAGGCGAAGGCGGCAGAAAAGGCGGAGGCCAAAGCAGGCACTACTCGCCAAAAGAAAGAGACGGGTGATGAGGAAGTTATCCCGCCCACTGCTGACGAGATCGAGGCCAAGGGTCTTGGCGTCACTGTCAATGAGTTGAAAGAGCTTAAAGACATGCCCGACTACGACGAGATTGTGCTTGCCATGCACCTCGACGACATGGGCCACTCGGTCGTGGAAGGTCGCCAAATCGTTGACCGGCTGCGGCAGAACGCGCGTGATCTCTCCAACATGCGTAAGACGTACTCGTTCGGGGCAGGCTACATCAACAGACAGAGCGAGTCTTTGATGTCAGCACACGCAAAGTTGAAGACTCTTGATCCCGGCAGCGAAGACTACCACAACACTTGGAACATCCTCGGTGAGGTGCTGTCTTCGATCTGGGAGATGGGCGAAGCTGTTCGAGGTGTCGGCCAGGGGTGGGGCAACCTGGGACTTGCCATGCAAAAGCGCGGCGCAAACCCGGCAACTTCAGCGGACCCCGCCATGTCCGCCATGAACTACACGTCCAAGCGCCGGGCCGAGAAGATGGGCGAGTTGCGTAAGCACATTGCCCAGGCTAAAACAGATCCTGAGTCGAGGAAGGTGCTGCAGAACCTTGACCAAGAGCTTGAGCGGGCCAAGAGGCTTGGGCTTCCGTCGCACCGCTTCGTCGATTTGGTTATTGATGAGATGGAGAACCAGCCGTTCGGCATTAAGAACGTGACTAGCTGGTTTGTCTCTAACATTATCTCTGGAACCGAGACGTTCATGACAGCCATGATGTCTCCTGCAATCCTTGCGCCTCTTCGGTATGTTCAGGATTCTTTCAGCACGATTGCTCGTGCGACTGATCCTGTACGCCAGCTTCGAACGGAGGAGATGGTTGAGGAGGTGCTGCGCGGCGTAGAAAAGGAAACGCGCCGGATGCAGCTAACCTACCGAAATGCGATGTCTTTGGTTAAAGGAGCCTTCGCCAGTGTAGGTATGGACAAAAGCGATCCAGAGTACAAAGGGCTTGACCGGATCGCTTACAGCCTGGGACTTAGCTCACGCTTCGGGATGCAGACGCAGTGGGAGAAGTTTGTCGCACGCCGCATGGGTGACGGTACGCTAGCCTCAGCAACAATGGCTTTGGAAGCCGCAGCCCGCCCCGGAATTAAACTTCCGCAGCTAGCGGATATGCTTTGGCAGAACTCTGTGTGGAAGTCTACTGTCCAGACAGAGTTTTACTTTAAGTACCGAGACCAGGGATTGGACCACGCTGTGGCTGCTGAGAANGCTACTCAGGTTGCACACCAGCAAATGTCTGGGCTCAACATGTTGTCCGATCACTACTCTGGTCAATCTGTCATCGACAGGGCTACTCGGACTGAAGAAGGCCAAAAGAACGTCATTCGTTCAGTGCGAGAAGAAGCCGAACGTACTCGACAGAACCGCGAGTTCTTGACCGAGACGTATTCTAAGGGCATTCGCAACGCTCAAAACATCACGCTGAACCGCCAGATGTCGGAGCTTGAGCGGGAAACATCGGCTGAGTTGCCGTCTAAGTTTGCTGGGCTTATCACAGGCGCTGCTGGACTTGTCAATAAGCACCCAGCCCTTCGCTTCTTTGCGCCGTTCACCACCGTTCCCACCAACTCCGTGGCTCTTGGCGTGGATGTCGGCGTCGGCGGTACGCTCGACAGCGTGACATCGTCTGTCGGACGAAGCTGGCGGCGGCTTAGTGGCGCGATCAATCTTCCCGGATCCCCCACTAACCTTAAGGTGCGTCGGGCGCTGTCTGAGTCGCTGGGTGAAGACACATTTGTAGAGGGCCGCCTCGGACGAATTCTCGACGAAGAGGCAGGTAAGCTCGATTACCAGCGCCAGCTAGAGCGACTGTATCCGAAGTTTGACGATATGGACGCGGGCGCCCGAAAAGCCGCGCTAGACGACGTGGAGACCCGCGTAGCTAAACAAAAGGGCAACGTGTGGCTTGCTTCACTAACCACAGCCTCGGTGTTGGCGCTCATCTCCGACACCATTCTGGACCCGTCAGACCTTCCCAGGATTACCGGGGGTGGTCCGTCTGACAACAAGATGCGTGGCACCCTATCTGTCCGTGGTTGGCAGAACTACTCAATCCGCGTTGGTGATAAGTATTACAGCTACTTGAGGGCAGAGCCGTTCTCGCAGTGGCTGGGCATGGCGGCGGACCTCGCCCAAGTGTCTTCTTACTATCAGATGTCGAACACTGATCCTGGCATTGACCACGACATTGAAACTGCGGCGACTGTTCTTCAGGCTATGTTCACGCGCCAGATTACGGATCGCTCCTTCCTGCAAGGCATGAGGGACTTCTTCGACATCATGGGCGGCGACTCTCAAGCTACCAGCAACTGGCTCTTCAAGGTTGCTCGCGGTGTAGCCGTTCCGGCCCATGTACGTCAGATTGCCACGGCTCGATCGCCGGAGTACCGAGAGGCTCAGTCCCTGTTGGAGGAACTGCAGACATCAATTCCGGGTTCATGGGGTCGTGAGTCTGTTGCGGACATACGGCGCGACATTCTAGGTGAGCCCATCAAGAAGGACTACATCTCTGACAACCCTTGGGTAGACGCGCTTTTGCCGACGCGCGTGACAAACATCAAGGACAACGTAGTGGCTAAGGCTATTTCTGAAGTGCCGTACACTTGGCGGTCAGCCCCCAGGTACTACGACAACGTGTTCTTGCTTGATAGGAATCTCCGCATGGAGTCAGGGAATACCCTATATGACGAGTGGCAGGATCGGTTCAGCACCATCAGCATTCGAGGCAAGACTCTGCGCCAGTCTCTACGCATTTTGGTGCAAGACGAGGAGTACCTTAAGTATGACCCGATGCCCTTGGGTCGTGAGAAAAGCTACCGCGCTCGCTTGATTCAGAATGTCATCTCCCGCTACCGCAAGGCTGCAATGAACTCAATCCGCAAGGAGCACGGGTACATCGACAACGCTTTCCGTAACGCTAGAAAAGCTCAGATGTATCAGCGTTCCCCTGAAAGCCCCTCTCTATTCGACTGATATGGATAACGAGCAACTTGAGCAGCTGATGTATCAGCAGATCCTGGCAATTCTAAGCAAGGAAGACATTACTGCCGCTGAAGCGGAAGTTTGCCGTAAGTACCTGAACGACGCCTCAACACGCAAAGGCGTGATTGGCGGGTTTAAGTCGCCTGCCAGTGTTAGGACGACAGACTGGGGCGGCATCGCTTTTGACGATGTACGGCTAACGGTGGATGATGGACAAAAATGAAATCGTTCACATCGCTGAGGGATTAATCTCCTCTGGCATCCTTACACTTCTCATACGCTGGACGTTGCGTAGGCGAAAGCGGGGATACACCCACATCATTACCGTCCAAAGCGACGACGGGACGATCATTGAGTACGCTGCTGATGACGGAGAAGCGTACAACACAGACCGGGCGCTTGAGATCATCGACAAACTTCGTGAGCTTGAGGAGTCCGACGAGGATATAGCTCACATTCAGTACCAGATGATCCGCGATGAACGACTTGATGGCGACCCTGGCGGTGCTTAGGCACCACTTCCCCCTGGAGAACGTCAGCTTACAGGTGACAGACACTGGTGAGGGCATCCAAGGCACTTACGACTACGATGACGAAAGCGATAAGCACATCATTAAAATCTCTAGCCGCATCCTTCCTTCGGCGCGGGATGAGGTTTTGTGTCATGAGTATGCTCATGCCCTCTGTGGCAGCTATGTCGGCCCCTGCCCTGACGCCGTGTGGGGTGTCGCCTACGCCGGTCTGTTCAAGTTGATTTTTGGTGAGCACTGATGAAGCAGCTGATTGAGCACTTACCGGAGGACCACCCCTATCGTCGTTTCTCCAACTTCTCCCGCGTAGTCTGGAAGCATCTGCAGCTGCCCCAGCCGACTGACATTCAGCGCGAGTTCTGCGATTACCTCCAGTTCGGCCCAGACCAGTCCCAGATTCAAGCGTTCCGTGGTGCTGGTAAGACCTACATCACAGCCGCATACGTCTGCTGGCGGCTCTACCTGAACCCAGAGGAGATCGTACTGATCATCAGTGCAGCTAAGGAGACGGCAGACCAGATCTGTCGCTTCATCCGCCGCCTGATCTCGGAGATCCCGGAGCTACAGCATCTTGAGCCCGACGTGTCGCGCGGAGATCAGGACTCTTCAGTCTCCTTTCAAGTGGGCTGCGCGTCTGTCAAGAAGTCCCCAACCGTCACGTCCAAGGGGATCACCTCCCAGCTGACGGGTAGCCGTAGTTCCCTCATCATCCTTGATGACTGTGAGGTTCCGAACAACAGCGCCAGCCCCGCCATGCGGGAGAACCTTGTTGAGCGTCTTGAGGAGATGTCGGCTATCCTTCTGCCGCCCTCGGACGAGCTTAAGATCTACCCCCAGATCAAGGTGCTGGGAACGCCTCAGTCTACCCACACGATCTACCAGATCCTCGAACAGCGTGGCTTCGAGACACGCATCTGGCCGATCATGAGGCCGACAGAGGAGATGGAGGAGCGGTATGGAACCAACACCTCTGGTGAGCATCGACTGGCTGAGTCCGTCCGCAAGGCCGAGACAAAGCCCGGCACGCCGATGGAGCCCACGCGCTTCACTGCAGAGAACATCGCTGAGAGGCAGCTGAAGTACAGCAAGGCGTCGTTTGACCGTCAGTTCATGCTGTCTACGGACCTTAGTGATGACGCGCGTTTCCCGCTCAAACTGCGTGACGCCATGTTTACCGAGTTCCCGAAGCACAAGGCGAGGGAGATCTACGTCCACGGAAACCGGAACGAGCACAGAATCCACCGAGACCATCCGGGTCTCCCTGGTGATGGCTTCTTCCGGCCTGCGATGGAGGACGGCCTGCTGGTCCCCTTCGATACCACCATTCTCGCAGTAGACCCCAGCGGTCGTGGTAAGGACGAGACGGGCATCTGTGTAGCCAGCACCCTCAGCGGCTACATCTTCATCCACTCTGTCCGTGGTCTGCAGGGTGGGTACAGTGAGCCTGCCCTGCTGTCCATCGCCAGGGAGGCTGCGGAGTACAGCGTAGACACTGTGTTGGTCGAGAGCAACTTCGGAGATGGTGCCGTGACTGAGCTACTCAAGCCCATCCTGCGGCGCAACCACGGCTGCTCACTTGAGGAGGTGCGTAACTCCACGATGAAGGAGGCCCGCATGCTTGAGGCCCTGTCCCCGCCCAACGAGAACCACAAGCTGGTCTTCCACACACGGATCATTGATCAGGACCACCAGACCAGCGATGCCGACGCAGCCGAAAAGAAACGGTTCCGCCAGCTGTTCTGGCAGTTTACACACCTCGAACACTTGAAGGGCTGTCTAGTCCACGACGACCGAATCGATGCCTTGAGCATGGCCGTCGAGTACCTGACCGAATCCCTCAACCGAGACGCTCACCACGCAAAGAAGCAACGCGAAGACGAAGAGCTAGACATGTTCCTCAGAGAGTGGGACGACAAGGCTTCGAAAGGAGAAGACAGCGTGTACTGGGACACTGCAATCGGTTCCAAGTCCGGGCTCATGGGCTAGTCCCGGCGGGAGGTGAGGATCTAAAGAAGCCCCGGCGCTCTAGCAACGTCGGGGCTTCTACTACATCAATGCCCATGAAGCGATAGCTAACGCATCCGCAAGGCCCGAGTGCGGTGTTCGGCACCTTGGGGGGATTAGTGACACGTTAGGGTACTGCTTCATGCACCACTTGATTGTTTCTTTCTTATCTTTCTTAACTCCCATCTCCTTCTTCCACTTCTGAGGAGTTACAAGGTCGTATGGGACGCCGAGTGTCTGAAGACACGCCAGCACGCCCGTGTAAGCTCCACCAAAGGTGAACATCGAGGACACGCCCTGGCCCGGCATAGCTGAGACTCGCTCAACCACAGCCCGGTCTGGGCGGTACATCTCTACTATGGCCGAGAACGTGTGGAAGTCAACCTTGTGGCCGTGGGTTTTCTTCTCCTCGTCCGACTTATACGTTGGCATTACATAGAGACCAGTNGCCTTGCCGTCGTCAATGAAAGCAAGGCCACCGGAAATGCCAGGATCTACACCTAGAGTGATCACTGCGGATTAAGGGTATACCCGTCCGGGTGCTCAATCGGGCCTGTAGGCGCCTGTACTGCACGCTGAACCGGAATGGGCCTGGGACCACCGGCAACCTCGTGAAGGCACTGAGCAAGCTCACGGGCCGTCTCAAGGCTAATGTGCTGGTAGGGGGCCTTAGCCACCTTGATGGAGACTCTATCCTCGGACTCACGCGCCACCTTCATGGTGAAGCCATTCTCGTCCGACAGCGTGAAGTGCTTTTCGATCATTTCTTCTTCTTCTTGGGCTTAGGCTTGAAGCCCATAGGGGTTTTCCCCTTCATCGGCTTCTTGGAAGCCTTCTTCTTACCGTACATAACATTACCTAAAAAGTGAAAACCTAACAGAACGCTACCATTTGGTGCGGTTAGCCCAGTACGCCGCAGACATTTTGCCCTTAGCGATGTTCTTGGCATGCCGCGCTTTGAACGCCTTGTTTCGCTTTGATCCGTCTGGGGATCCCTTCACGCCTTTCTGGCCGAAACGGATAAGTTTGACCGTGGTGCCTTCTTTTGCTAGAACCGCGTGGCTCTTCGTGGAATGGTTGGGAGTCGCCTTAGGCTTGTTGTAGCCCGAGAACTTCTCGCCTCGATACTCGACCATTACAGCCTCCGTAGTGAGACAATCTCACAGCTATTAACGTCAATAACTGCTTCCTGTCCAGTGGTGTTGATGTCAAAGAACACAGACTCCTGCTTCGAGGAGCCGTCGATTGAGGGCCGCATGATCTGTAGCTCAACGCCCACGCCCACACAGTTGCGGATGATCACCTCACCGGAAGTGGCCCCGTTGAATCGAGCGTGTCGGTCCCTGTCTACGCGAATGACTGGCTGGGTGTGGTCGCGACCGATGAAGACCGAGTTCTCCAGTAGAATCGTGTCCGTCGAACGGATGTCCACAATGGCCCGGTCACCTGCCGTGTAGTCAAACAAGCAGTTGTCGATGGTGACCTTCTCCATCATAGGCCCCAGGCGTCCGTCAAGCGGTTCATTGCCCTGCCCCGGAGTCACGACCATGGCCCCTGTGCTTCGCTTACCGTCGTACCGCTCCTCGTCCCAGTTGCATACAAATACACTATCCTTAACTAGGAGTGTGCCGGGCATCTCGGAAGTACCTGGGCTGAAGTATGTCAGGTTGAACGAGGGCCTAGTGCCCTTGTAGGCGTTATCTACGAAGTGACAGCCCACCACGCCGTGCCTCGGCGGGTTCGAATACGGCATGTTGTCAGCGTCGTACTGCTGATACGGGAGGGCACGGTGAGCGAACTGCACCCCCTGGCTGCCGCACCTGAGGAACGTGCAGTCCTTCAGGAACGTGTGGCTGCTGTTAGAGACATAAAGGCCGTGCTCCTGTGCGATGTCCGTAAAGTCGCAGTCCACAAACTGCCTGTAGGGGGCGTTGTACTCCCGTGTACCCCACTTCAGTATATAGTGTAGACCCTTGATCCCGATGTTATCCCACTTGTAGTACCCGTCACGCCGCACTAGCTCCTTTCGGTGCAGGTTGCTTGACCATTGATTGGTCGTGCCGGGGGTACTCTCAAGGTCTGACCACGTTACGTTAGGCTCGTAACTGGTAATGTCGCCTAGAGCCGCCACGGAATCCCGCTCACCACGGGACATGCGGAGGGTCCGCATAAGACCCTTGTTCTGGGCTGCAGTGCTGCGGCGATAGTCGAAGGCGTTAAACGTCATAGGATGTCCTTGATGGCCTCAAAGAGGATCTCATCGTCATCGTTGCAGGGGCGGGCGTACTCAAACATCTCTTTGATAGCGTTAAGAGCGTCGTAGGCCGTGGAGTACGACTCCACAAAGCTTATCCCGCGACTCACACGCCACTCTTGGCCGACTCGCTGAAGAACATACTCGTGCCCCTCAGGTCCAAACTCAATCCGGTACAGGGCTGTCATCATCGCTGACTACATCCTCCGGGGCAGAGTCCAGCAAAGCAGAGAGGTCTCGGATGACGCTTTCTAGCATCGCGTCAACTTGCTTCTCTGTGTAGCTGGCGGCCTGATTAGACTGGATTTCCTTCTTGTCGCTGTCCATATTGAATCCCCATGGGAGTTAGTTCGTATCCAGGCATCCCGCTCACCGGAACCCTGGGGACTTCATCCAGCATCTTACCGGCGTTTCGGGACTCATCCATACGTTTCTGCCATGCAAGGATGACTTCTTCGGGTGGATGGGCCGGGCGCTCGGTGAGAAGGTCGAATCTGTCCATGTGTATGGTGTACCACACCACAGGTCTGGTTCGATATGAGAACTCGGAAAAACTTATGTTTCCTGCATCCGTATAATGGCTACAGATAGACCAGACGACACTAGGGAACGAGAGCTACCTCAGACGGCCTGTGGCTTGCTGAGTGATGCTTGTGGGGAGTGCCCACCTCATGTTAGTCCGGCGGATCCGGCCTTGAGACAAACGACTATTACTAGGGAAGCGAGGCTACCTCGATCTGACCTTTAATAAGAAACACTTCGTGTTCTTATTAGGCTGCTGATGAGTGATGAAAGAACGTATTAAGGTATACTTATTGAATGCTTTCTTTGCTCTTGCTGTCCTCTATCTGCTTCTTAATACTACTTTCCCTCTGCATTGACTATGGCTAAGAAAAAAGCCTCTCGTAAGATCAGCCACAAGACTGCCTCTAAGTCTTACGATGCCCGTACCGCCGCCACGATCAAGACGATCCGGGCGCTAGAGAAAGAGAAGAAGTCCAAACCCAACGACTCACGAGTCAACGCCAAGCTTTCTGCAGCTAAGAAGCGTCTTGACCGAAATGTCGCCGGACATTCTTCATACGCCCGCCGTCAGTCCTCCAAGAAGAAGTAATTCAGCATGACCAAGAAGAAAGCTTCTCGTAGCTCAAAGCCGAAGCCCACGGACTCTAGTAAGTGGTCCGCAGCCAAGTCTAAAGCTAAGAGAAAGTTCAAGGTCTACCCCAGCGCCTACGCCAACGGCTGGGCCGTGCAGGAGTACAAGCGTATGGGCGGGGGCTGGAAGTAATGGCATACAGTGGCGGGCTTAAGAAGTGGTTCAAGGAAGACTGGCGGGACCTGAAGACCGGAAAGAAATGCGGACGAAGCGGCTCTGAGAAGGGCTCTAGACCGTATCCTGCGTGTCGTCCAGCCAAGGCGGCTAAGAAGATGACCGCAAGCGAGAAGAAGGCCGTGGGGGCGAGGAAGACCAGCAAGGCGCGTGTCAGCTATCCGGTCACTCCAGGCGGGAAGAGAAAGAAGAAGGCAAAGCGGAAGTAACCCAAATGTTTGGGACAAAAATGCGTTAGGGTATACGTTATACGCGAACCGCATCTTCCCCCCAATGGGGTCTTCGGCTAGGGGTAATCACCTACGCATCCTGGCACGGGAATTGCAGGGTGCATGCCTAACAATTACCTAACCCCCGGGGGGTGGGTATCCACCTAGGGTTAAGTTGCCCTGGCAAGGCAGGGTGGGTTGGCACGGCATTTGCAAGGGGGTTTCCAGGGGGTTTTGTAAGGGCAATGTTATGCCTTATATATTATACGCGCGTGATGGGGGTTATCCCCTAGCATGTTAGGGTTACCCCCCTTTTGTATCGTCTTTGTAAATGCCGGGCCAAGGGGTTGCAATGCCCTGGTAGATAGATTAGTCTTAGGGTGTGACTCTTTGACAGCTCGGTTTGTGCGGCCCGCGCCTCCCCTGGGGGGCTGGGAGACCCGCGCCCCTTTGACCCGGTTACAGCGCCTCGCTGAGCCAGGGCCAGCGCCTCCCCTGGGGGCCAGCGCCCTGGGGAGAGGCCAGCGAGCCAGCGAGGGGCCAGCGTCTCCCCAGGGCCGGACCATGATCCCAGGGGGATCGGGTCGCCTCCTCCCTGGGGGCCACATTCCACGGACGCCCCGGCGGGAGCCGGGTCGGGAC